CCTGCTGGGTCATCTTTAGAACTTTTAACAGGTGGTAAAGTTGTTGTTCAAGCAACTGATATTATTAAAATAGATTGTTCAGTATCAGCTAAAATAGACGCAACATTATCAATCCTAGAAATAACATAGGAGTAATCAATGGCTTATATTGGACAAGCACCAGCAAACAAACCTGTAAGTGCATCTGATTTAGAAGATGGAATAATAACAAATGCAAAATTAGCACAAGATATAATTTCAGCAGAAACAGAATTATCTTCTTCACCAGCAGATACAGATGAATTTCTTATTAGTGATGGTGGAGTTTTAAAAAGATTAGATGCTAGTTTAGTTGGTGGTGGTGGAAAAGTTTTACAAGTTATTCAAAATACTTATTCTACTGAATTATCAACTACACCATCAAGTTTTACTGATAGTGGTTTAAGTGCAACAATAACTCCATCTGCAACATCAAGTAAAATTTTAATTTTGGCTCATAATTCTGTATGGAAAAGTACTGCTGATTATGTTTCTACAGGTATTCAAAGAAATATATCAGGTGGTGCATCAACTTTTTTAGGAGATGCTAATGATGGTCTTGCTCGTTCTATAACAAGTGCAAGTAGAGGGAGTGTTCACTCTATTAATTATTTAGATAGTCCAAGCACAACATCTGCTATAACTTATGATTTTCAATATAAATGTGCAGCAACTTGTCAAATTCAAAACGATGGAAGTATGGCAGTAATGATTTTAATAGAAATAGGAGCATAATATGATTTATGAAACAATTTTAAAAATTAATCCAAATGCAAAAGCAAAGGTATGGGGAAATGATATAGATACTTGTGAAATAGAATGGTTAGAAGATACTACACCAATTTCTAAAGAAAATATTAAAAGTAAAATGTCAGAAATAGCTTATATAGAAAAAAGAGCAAATGAATATCCATCTATTGTAGATCAACTAGACGACATATATCACAATGGCATAGATGGTTGGAAAGAAACAATAAAAGCAGTTAAGGACAAATATCCAAAGGAATAATTTATGGC